GATCGCTGCTGCGGCCTCGTCGCGCCGCCGCTGCACGACACGACACGCGAACCAGGTGAAGGTTGATTGACAGCGACGCATGGCAGTTGTAACATTCGTGCCAACGGCAGAAGTGTCGAACAAGCCCCGAGGCGGATAACCGCCCGGGGCTTTCGCGTACCCGCCGGACACGGCGAGCTCCGAGAGGATGAAGCGTCATGGCGTGGTCATCGAGCGATCGCGCGTCGCGGCTCCCGCCTGACTGGGACGAGCGCCGCGCCTTCGTCCGCGCCCGCGCAGGCGGCAGGTGCGAAGCGACGCTGCACGATGGAACACGATGCCCAGCTGCAGGTACAGACTGCGATCACATCGAGCCAGGTGACGATCATCGAGCGGTGAACCTACAGTGGCTATGCCGTTGGCATCACAAACGTAAGACGCAGCAGGAAGCTGCTGCGGCGCTGGCAGCTGAGCGTGCGAAAAACAAGCCGCGCAAGCGCAAGCATCCCGGCCTCATCGACTAGACCCCCACCAGGGACCCCCTCCCCCACCGATGCAAACACCGTCAAGAGCTGTCGGTTTTTGTTTGTACGGGTCTGGGGAAATAACAACCGGCGGAAACCGTTGCTGGCTCAACGCAAACGTCGGGCGGAGGGGTGAGGGCGTGGAGGAATTTAGAGGGGTGCTAAGGTGCCGTCCTGGAATGCGTTCCCGGTGACGGTGATGTACCTACACTGGGAGTAGAACTCGATTCGCTGCCCGCGCCACTCGCGTTTGAAGCCTCGCTGCGGGGCTGCGGTCCCCCAGATGTGCAGGCCTCGCCCAGACGGGGAGACCTCGACGTAGGACCCCGCGTAGTACGCGAGCAGCGTGCGCGTGGCTTCGTTGGGGATGCCGCGCTCGTCCAGGCAGGTGTCGAGGTCGATGCAGCCGATGCCGTCGCCGAGGACGAAGCCGAGGGGCGCGCCGGTGGCGCTCGCGGCCTCATACGTGCTCCAGGTCGTCGGGTCGGTGACGGATGCCCATGCGCCTGTACGTGCGCACACGGGTCGCTTGTGGGCGTGGTTGACCCATCGGGGGCGGCTGGTGAGCGCAGCGGGTAGCCCACTCGCAGCTTCGGCGTGGGTGGCGCGGTGGTGGGCAACTCGGCAGCGAGTCGAGCAGAAGCGCGCGTCAGCCCTGGCCCAGGCTTTGAGCGTATGGCCGCAGTGTTCGCACGTTCTCACAAGCCTTATTGTAACGCTTAATTCGTTGATATTCTGCTGAATGGGTGGGGGTGATCTGTATGGCTGGTCGTGGTCCGGCGCCGAAGCCGCAAGGCTCGCGGGCGCGTCGTAACAAGGATCCGCAGGTGCTTCGGATCATCACTGCGCAGCCTGTCGAGCAGCCGTCGCTGCCGGTCATTGAGCATGTCGTTCTCGATGAGAACGGGAAGCCGAGGAAGAAGCGCTTTACGTGGCCAACGGTCACGCGGCGCTGGTGGAAGATGTGGGGGGAGTCTCCACTGTCCGCCGAGTACACGGAGACGGACTGGTCATTTCTGCTCGATACCGCGTACTTACACGCTTTGTACTGGAAGGGTGATTTTCGCGTGGCCGGAGAGTTGCGGCTGCGGGTGGCGAAGTTCGGGGCGACGCCAGAGGACCGTGCCAGGCTCCGGATTCAGTTCGCGGTCGCGGACAACCTCGAAGACGACGCCGACACAGCCGACGGTGACGCGGCGCCCGTCTCTGCGCGAGCGCGGAGACAGCAGAAGAAGCTGAGGGCGGTGTAACAGTGCCGTGGACGCCGATCGACGAGGACGATGAGTTCCCGACGCTCGGGTACGACGTCGCGGACTGGATGACAGCCTATCTGCTTACTCCCGATAAGGACGGGGACGAACAGATCCCGTTCGTGCCCACGCAAGAGCAGCTGGATTTCCTGGTCCGCGTGTATGAGCTGGATCCGACCACGGGCCGTCGCGTCAAGCAGCGTGCGGTGCTGTCGCGGCCTCGTGGCTGGGGAAAGTCACCGTTTCTTGCGGCGATCTGCTGTGCGGAGGCGCTCGGCCCGGTCCTGTGCGACGGGTGGGACGCGGAAGGCCAGCCCGTCGGGGTGCCGTGGTCGACGCGCCGAACACCAATCGTCCAGGTCACGGCCACAACCGATGACCAGACCGCAAACACCTGGGACCCCTTGCTCGAGATGCTGCGTGGGTCCCCCGCCGAGAATGAGTACGGCATCGATCCCATGGACAGCTTCGTCGCGCTGCGGAGAGGTCGCATCGAGAAGCGCACGTCCTCGGCGACGTCCGTGAAGGGCGCGAAGGCAGTCATGGCCGTCATGGACCAGACGGAGACATGGCTGCCGGGTAACGGCGGCCCGAAGTTGGCGAAGACCCTGCGGTCGAACGCCGATAAGCTCGGCGGTCTCACGATTGAGACCCCGAACGCTTACACGATCGGTGAGCGTTCGGTCGCGGAGACAACCGCGAGGTTCTATGAGCTGATGAAGGCCGGGAAGGTCAAGAAGGAGGCCGCTCGTGGCCTCTACTACGACCACAGGCAAGCCCCGTTGGATACCGACATCACGGATCGCGAGTCTCTCATCGAGGGCCTACGGATCGCTTACGGCGACTCGGCTCGTGACCCGCGTGGCTGTGCGATTCATGATCCAGAGTGTGAACCAGGCTGGGTCGACCTCGAGCGCATCGCAGACTCGTTCTGGCATCCGGATAATGATCCGGCTGACATGTGCGCGGACTTCCTTAACCAGATCAACAGCGCCTCGGATGCCTGGCTGACGATGCCGGAGCTGAGGGCAATCGAAGACCACGACAAACGCATCAGCTCGACCGAGCCGATCACGCTCGGGTTCGACGGGTCGGAGGGCCGGAAGATTGGCATCGCTGATGCGACGGTCCTGATCGGCTACTCGATTACACAGAAGCATCTGTTCAAGGTGGGGATCTGGACGCAGCCGGACGGACCGGCAGGCGAGGGGTGGCAACCGCCGCGCCTGGAGATCGAGCAGACCGTGCGAGACGCTTTCGAGCGGTACAACGTCGTTGGCTTCTACGCCGACCCATCAGCGGGCTGGGCACAGGACGTCAAGACCTGGGAAGCCAAGTACTCGCGCCGCCTGCGCGCCAAGATCAGCGCATCAGAGCCAATCCGATATCCACAGAGGAACGTGAGCCAGACGTGCGAAAACTTCGCACAGCTGCTGTCAGCGATCCACCAAGGTCTCGTCACATACGACGGTGATCCCACGATGACAGCGCACCTGCTCAACGCCCGCAAGTCCCCGCGCCAAGCAGGATACGTCCTGGTCAAACCTGCTGACGACCAAGATTACTCGAAGGTCGACGCGGCCTGGGGTGCGATGTTCGCCTATAAGGCGGGCCTCGACGCGGTCGGTAAGGGAGCAGCCAAGCCGACCGCGCGCCGCGCGCCCAGACGACTCTACTAACACACGCGAGGGAAGGGAGGCCCCACCTCATGACCAAGACCCCCGAGGAGTGGCTCTCTTTCCTCACCGCACGTATGGACAAGGAGCGCCCGAGAACGGACCTGCTGCGTTCCTACACCAACGGGTCCTCTCCCCTGCCCGAGATGGGTCCCAACCTCGCCAAGGCGTGGCTGAAGTTCCAGCGTCGGGCGCGTACCAACCCCGGCAAGCTCGTGGTCTCGGCGCTTGCGGACCGTCTCATCCCCAACGGGGTGACGGTCGGTGCCAGCGAGGACAGCCCTGCTGCGCGGGCCGCGGCCCGCATCTGGCGGGACAACCGCCTCAAGGTCGTTTTCGCAGACGCTATCTGGGACGCCGCGACCCTGGGGCGAGGCTACCTCCTGGTGACCCAGGACGAGGACGGCCGCGCATGCGTCACATACGAGCGCCCAGAGTGCATGTATGTCGAGCCGGACCCGGTCCGACCCTGGCGCTCGCTAGCGGCCGTCAAGGTGTGGCGCGATCCAGTCGCTGGCGTGGATCACCTCGTGATGTGGGTGCCAGGCATGCGCCTGGCCTACACGCGATCGGCATACGACAAGTCGAAGCAGCTGATCTCTCGGGTGTCCGGGGACTGGCGAATCGACCCCAGTGGCGTCCAATCCTACGAGGGCGCACCCCCGGTCATCGTCCTGGAGAACCGGTTCGGGATGGGTGAGTTCGAGCACGTGCTCGACCTCATCGACCGCATCAACTGGCAGACCCTCCAACGCATCGTCATTATCAGCATGCAAGCGTTCCGCCAGCGAGCGCTCAAGTCTGCTGAGGGGTCGGCTGGCCTGCCTGCTGAGGACGAGTCGGGGAATGCTATCGACTACCAGGCGATCTTTGAGCCCTCGCCTGCGGCCCTGTGGGAGCTGCCCTCGGGGGTGGAAATCTGGGAGTCCTCTCAGACACAGATCACCGAGATCCTCAACGCGACCAAGGACGACTGGCGCGAGCTCGCCGCCGAGACGGCAACGCCGATCTCGATCATGCTCCCGGACTCCGCCAACCAGTCCGCCGCGGGAGCTGAGCAGCCGCAGAAGGCTCTCCTATCCAAGGCAGGTGACAGGATCGAGCGCTTCAAGCCCGCGCTCGCCTACCTCATCGTCAAGGCGCTCGCGGTCGAGGGATACACGCTGGACGAGGCAGAGACCGTGGAGGTCCTGTTCGTACCGCCGCATGCTGTCTCCCTCACGGAGAAATACGCGGCGGCCGTCCAGGCGCGCAATGCTGGCGAGGCGCTCGAAACCATTCAGCGCAACATCCTCGGCTACAGCCCCGAACAGATAGCGCAGGACAAGCAACGCCGGGCTGAGGAACAGCTGGCGCTCGCGTTCTCCCTACAGGACAGGCAAAACCAAGCGCCGACAACACCGACCCCATAGGGCGTCTGGTGATCTGGTGAGGAGGCTGACGTGGCTGACCTGGACTCGCTCAACCGCCTCGCCGAGGCGTACGACAGCCAGGTCCACGCAATACGCCAGCAAATCACGGCCTTCGGGCAGGCCTACTGGGAATCGATGCCGCACTACAGGGCAAGCGCAGTCGAGGACATGATTGAGGCGGTCACCCCTAGGGTGGCAGCGGGCCAGATCCGTATAGCGGATTTGACGCGCGCGTACCTCGCACAGTGTGCCCGCGAACTCGGCTGGAACGTGGTCCTCCCACCCATCGACCAGGACGAGATACGCGGCGCTCGCGGCGTAGACCCGCGCGTCGTCTACCGTCGCCCGGCCGTCGACGTGTACACCGCGCTCGCGGCTGGCAAGCCCCTGCAGCAGGCTGCGGCTGCGGGGCGGCCGG